ACATAATACAACTATGATGACTAAAATAGCTAATACTGCTATGTCTGATGGTAATAAAGTTTTGCAAATATTTTTTGAAGATAACCCAAAAGTAATTCAAAGAAAACACTTATCATGTTGGTCACAATATGACCTTAATAGTTTATCAATTCATAAAGAAGAGATAAAAGACATGGTTAAAGATATGATGTCCAAAAGTAATGGTGGTGAGTTAAGACTTAAAAAATTCTCTAGTGATGGAACAACAATTCCAATAATAAGACAATACATTAGAAAATTAATAGCAACAGGTTTTAGACCAGATTTAATTGTGTTAGATTATATTGATTGTGTTGAACCATCTAGAAAATTTGACGATATAAATGCTGGTGAAGGTAGCGTTATGAGACAGTTTGAAACACTTTTATCAGAATTAGATATTGCTGGTTGGACAGCTGTTCAAGGTAATAGAAGCTCTATTAAAGCTGATGTGGTTGAAGCTGACCAAATGGGTGGTTCTATTAAAAAAGCACAAATTGGACACTTTGTAGTATCTATCGCTAAAACACTAGACCAAAAAGAAAAAAGTACTGCTACGATGGCTATTCTTAAATCTCGTTTTGGTAAATCTGGGATGATATTTGAAGATATTGTATTTGACAATGCTAGTATTCAAATAGAAATGGGTGAAAATAAAGAAGCTTCTAGTCGCAGTGAATATAAAAAAAATGTTGAAGTTAAAGGTCAACAAAGAGTAAATTCAGTGATAGGTGCTATACAAACTAAAAATACACTATTAAATAGTGACCTTTTTGAAACACCAAATAAATAATTAATTAAATAAAAAAAAATGATTGAACCAATTTTAAAAGCAAACCCAGATAGGTTTGTTATTTTTCCAATTGCCCACCAAGATTTATGGGATTACTATGAAATTGAACTTGATGCGATGTGGACAGTTAAAGAAGTTGACTTATCCAAAGATATTGAACACTGGAATAAGAAACTTAATGATAATGAAAGATTTTTCATTAAAAATGTGTTAGCGTTTTTTGCTGCATCGGATGGTATTGTAAATGAAAATCTAGCTATTAACTTTTTAAATGAGGTTCAATATCCAGAAGCTAAATTCTTTTATGGTTTTCAAATTATGATGGAAAATATTCATAGTAATATGTATTCACTTCTTATCGATACGTACATTAAAGACTTAAAAGAAAGAAATGAATGCTTCAAAGCTATTGAATATATGCCACCAGTTAAGAAAAAAGCTGAATGGGCACTTAAATGGATTGAATCAGAATCATTCGTAGAAAGATTAATTGCGTTTGTAGCTGTAGAAGGTATTTTCTTTTCAGGTTCATTCTGTAGCATCTTCTATTTAAAATCTAGAGGTCTTATGCCAGGTTTGTGTGATTCAAATACGTTTATTTCTAGAGATGAAGCATTACATGCTGATTTTGCAATACATTTATTGAATAATCACATTGTTAACAAACCAACCAAAGATAGAATCCGTGAAATCTTATTATCGGCATTGGAAATTGAAAAAGAATTCATTACAGAATCATTACCAGTTTCTTTGATTGGTATGAATGCTGATTTAATGAAACAATATTTGGAGTTTGTCGTTGATGGGTTATTAATTCAATTAGGTTGTGAGAAAGAATTCAATTCAAAAAACCCTTTTGAGTTTATGAATCAAATTACGTTAAAAACAAAACAAAATTTCTTTGAAGGAAGGTCCTCAGAGTATAAAGCGGCTGATTTATCTGGTGCTATTTCATTTGATGAAGAAATATAAATAAAGTATGCAAGTAGTAAAAAGAAACGGACAGAAAATAGATTTTAATCCAAATAAAATCTTATTAAGAATCAAAAAACAATCAGAAGGGTTAAAAGTTAATCCTGATGAATTGTTTTTGAAAGTTACACAAGGGATTGCTGATAACATGACAACAAACGAAGTTGATGACTTAATATCGATTGTTGCTGAGTCATTATCAATGAATCATCCAGATTATTCAACGTTAGCGGCTAACATATCTATTAGTAAATTACATAAGGAAACTGAAGATAATTTCATGAAAGCAACTAAGAAACAATATAACGCTGGGTTGTTAAATGATTTCTATTACAACAAAGTAAAAGAAAACATTGAACTTATTGAATCAGTTATTGATTATAAAAGAGATTTTAATTTTGATTATTTTGGTTGGTGTTCACTTAAAGATATTTATCTTTTAAAAACTAAAGATGGGCAATTGGTGGAAAGACCTCAACAACTATATATTAGAGTTGCTCTTATGGTAACTAACAATGCTGATGACTTTAGAGAAAAATACAATGATTTAAGTAATCAAATGGAATCTCCAGCAACACCAATAAAAATAAATATTGGAACCAAGATTGGTCAAATTGCGTCATGCAATCTATCAATTGTTCCAGATGATTCAACTGAAGGGTTATTAGAAATGTTAGGTAGAATCTCAATATCATCTTCCAAAGCTGAAGGTATTGGATTGGCTGTTTCTAATATTCGTTCTAGAGAAACCAATGTAGGTAATTCTGACGGAAAAGCTGGGGGTATATTCAAATATCTTAAAGTAGTTAACGAAGCACTTAGATTTTGGAATCAAAGAGGTAAAAGACCTGGTTCATGTGCTATTTATATCGAACCATGGCATAAAGACATTTTTGACATCTTAGATATGAGAAAGAAAACTGGTGATGATACTCTTAGAGCAAGAGATTTATTTTCCGCACTTTGGATTCCAGATAATTTCATGAGAGCAGTTGAAGAAAACTCTGATTGGTATTTATTCTGCCCACACGAAATAAAAGTTGCTGGTTTAAAACCATTTTATGAAATTTATGGTTCTGAGTATGAAGAAGAATATAATAAAGCAGTAGAACTTGGTATCGGTAATAAGATTAAAGCACATGATTTATGGCTTAAAATACTTGAAGCACAAATAGAAAGCGGAATGCCTTATATGTGTTTTAAAGATTCGGCTAATATCAAATCTAACCAAAAGAATATGGGTGTTATCCACTCTAGTAATTTGTGTTCGGAAATCATGGAAGTAACGGATGCTAAAACAACAGCTATTTGTACACTTACTAGTATACCAGTTCAAAAATTTGTTAAAGATGGTGTTTATAATTATGAAGAATTAGGTCGTGTTGCTCGTTCAGTGACAAAATCACTTAATATTGCAATAGATGTTAATGAATACTCTACTGAGGAAGGCCGTAAAGGTGGTTTAGAACAAAGAGCTCTAGGAATTGGTATCCAAGGTTTAGCAGATGTGTTTGCGTTGCTTAAATTGCCTTTTGTGTCACCAGAAGCAAGACAGTTAAATAAAAATATATTTGAAACAATTTATTTTAATGCTTTAAGACAATCATGTGATTTAGCGAAAGAAACTGGGTTAACATATAGTGCATTTGAAGGTTCACCTATTTCAGAAGGTATTTTCCAATGGGAAATGTGGAATATCAAAGAAGATAATTTATCTGGTATGTATGATTGGAAAGAATTACGTAAAGACATTAAAAAATATGGTATTAGAAACTCGTTAGTCACAACATGTCCACCAACAGCAAGTTCTGCTCGTGTAATTGGGTCTAATGAAGCTTTTGAACCATTCACTTCTAACTTATATGTTAGAAGAGTAACAGGTGGTGAGTTTGCAATGGTAAACAAACACTTGGTTAGAGAATTGGAAGAAGCTGGTATTTGGAATAGAGAAACACTTCAAGAATTAATGAAAAATGATGGTAGTGTTCAAAATATTCCAACAATAAGTGAAGATATTAAAGAAAGGTATAAAACAGTTTGGGAAATATCACAAAAAGCTCTTATTGAAATGTCTGCTGATAGAGGACCATTTATAGACCAATCACAAAGTCTTAATATTTTCTTTTCTACACCAACAGTTGGTAAATTAACAACTTCACATACTTTATCTTGGAAACTAGGTCTTAAAACAGGGCAGTATTATTTAAGAAGTGAGTCTGTAGATAATAAAGCTAAACACTTGGCAATTGATATGGATAAGAATAAACCAGAAAAACCACAAGACAGTCAATTTGAATGCTTCGGGTGTTCATCATAATAAAAACAAAGGGACCATTTAGGTCCCTTTTTTTATTTCCATATTTACTTATAAAAATAAAATATTATTATATTTATCTAAAAAAGAAATTATGGCAAAATATATAAA